CTCTGCATGCTAAAGTCTCATCTAAAGAAGCTTTCTGTAACTCTGAAAGACTGGCAGCAGGCTTAGAGTCTCCAATATACTCAAAGCTTGCACAGCTCTTTAAGTCAATAGATTCTAGCAGATAGGCTGCAGCCGCTATCTGAGTCTTAGTCATAGGAGGCGGGCAATCTATCTCTTGATTAATCATTGCTACATCCATACTGATTTCGCAATCTTCTGCTAGAGCAAGAATTTGTTTTAAACTGAAAGGTTTAGGAATATCCAGAGGAAGCTTAATCTGTAATACTCTGAGTGCGTACAGAACTGCCTCAACTGCATTGGCTTGATTTGTGATCAAGATCCTAGGAGGCCCACTCACTCCTAATTTAGTGTAGGCTACACAGAACATAGTCATGCTGTCTCTCCTCTCATCTTTCTTAGCCGCTCTGTGCAGATTTCACACAGGTTAAGAATGTCTTTCTCATTAAGCATCCCATCTACTTCAACTCCAGCATAGGCTGCAATATGCAGTACCATGTCAAGAGTCTCTGTGATAACCCCTTGCATATGCTGCGTTTGCAGTAGTTGCAGGAGTACAGGATGATTGTTGATTTCTTCTTGCAGATATGTTACCTGCGGAGGGAAGTATTCTAAGTAGGCCATATTACTCTCCCCGCATCCTGTAGCCAATACCAAGAATATCCCACATAATCTCTGCCTGCTCTGCTTGCCACTCTGCATCCACTAGAGCATTATGAGCAATCATTCCTTTGGGCATATTCGCTCTGTGGCCGGAGAGTCGCTGAAGAGTTCTATAGCAAAGCTCATTTCTGTAACTCCAAGGTACTGGAAGTCCAGCGTCTCGATAAAGGGACTCCAGCATCTTAAGATCAAAGCTGGCTGCATTACCCCAGACGTAACGCTCATGGATGTTAGGGCAATATTTTTCCAGAAACTTGGAGAACTGGATTAGAGCCACGTCGATACTAGTCTTAGGCTCAGTCAATACTTTACGCGCCTCAGGAGATTGCCTACTCCACCACTCTTCAGTCGCAGCTGAAGCAGTCCTGCACATTCGTTTCTGTTCATCTATGTCCAGTACAATATAGAAGCCTGGAGTGAGCCCTAACTCAATAGAGCCAAAATGCTTGCAGCCGATTGAGAGGATGACTCCACTGCTGATAGTGTCCAGAGTCTCAAGGTCGATCATGAAATGTTGTTTAGTCATTTTTGTTTCTCCTCTTCAGAAGTTGAAAGCCAAGTAGTAAATTGATCCTCCCAGTCACCTTTGGTCAGAGTCTCTGGGAACACCTCTTTATGTTCTACACAGTACGCCTCAAATGCTTTTACACTTTCAGCCAAGCTTTTAATATACTCTGCTAGACTAATCTCTTCAATCATTTTTGTTTCTCCTTCTTTTCAAGTCTCTCAAGTCTTTCAGTTTTAGCTACATCATACTTAAACAGCTGGGCCCTAGTCTTAGGAGATTTAGCTGCTCGGCTGTACGCTTTGAATCTCAGCTTGCTGCTTAACTTCCTCTGCTTGCTCTGTGACATACTCGCATCCTCTGCATGCTCTGTCAGTTGCTCTGGCTTCAAGAGTGTGGCCGCAATTAATTTGCTTCCACTCAGTTACTACTTGGGCAGTATAGTGCTGTCTAATTCCAGAGAGGTCTATGTAGTTAGAGGGAGCTGATATATTACTGATTCTTTTGCGGGGCCCTCTTCCTGTTGACCAACAACCGTAACGATAATCTTCCCCAATCTTTGTGGATGGGTTGGCAGTATCTACGTATTCATGTGTCGGATCTACTGGCATACTCCTTACCTTTCTCTGTCAGCACAAAGTAATGCTTATTGCCCACTACTTGTACAGCAGTTGATCTTTTAATTAAACCGTCCTCCTTTAGCTTTTTAGTCATCAAATGACTTACTGTGAATTCAAGCGCGTCTTGAATATCTTTCACAGCCCAAGGAGTATCTGGATGCGCTCTGTAGACATACTCCATAATGGAGTCTAGTTTAACTTTAGCCTTCTTAACTAGTCTGTTATTTGATGGAACATTTATCACGCATTTTGCATGGATCAGCTGCTCGTAGATTGGAGGATAGCCAGGAAAATTAGGTGAATACATTCTGTCCCTTTCTTTATATTAGACTACGTAATAACGCTCTTGCTCTGACAAGAGGGAGAAGTCAACAGTATCGTCGTCATTGCGCTCTTTGATTGTTCTGGCCTTAGCTAGAAAGCCATTGCCTACTGCAAAGATTTTATCTGCAAGCGTTAGACTCTCCAGCAGTGTATGAAACTCTTGGATACCGTGCATGTCATTAGACAAATATGCCCACAGCTCTTTCTTTGTCAGCGGCTTATTAGTTCCATTTAGCAGCTGCATGAGTTTATTAGCTACGTCTGACTTGGAGGACATACCAAATTCTCCCAGAGCTTTAGGCATTAGATGCTCAGCATGGGTAAGCATTGTGTTTGCGTAGATAACATCGTGACTGGTTATCTCCTTTCTCTTGTGGGCCGCTGCGACTATCAGACATAACTTAAGCAACTGTGTGAAGCGCCTGTTATCGTAAGCCTCAAATCTAGGATCTTGCATAGGCGTATGGCCTTGATAGATTCTGTCTAGGAGAGAAGCTGCCGCTGGGGCTATTGTCGCTGGGCCTTGGCATACTTCTCTAATTTGTTGCAGGCATGTGATTAGTGCTTGAGTCTCTTCTTGGGAGGGCGCTGTTGGGAATGTGATTCTGCGCCCTGTTGGATCTCCATGAATAAGAAGTAGCCTAGAGAAAATGCCTTGCCCAATAGCTTCTTTAGGAAAGGCAAGCGAGAAACCTGTTGGAGTATTACCTGACAGGATTGTGACTAATGGGTTGTTGACACGAATTGATTTAGACGTCATCTTTCCGTGAGTATACAGACCTTCAAAGTCCCATAGCTCTCCTAAGAGAGACAGGAATTCTATGTTGCCATTGCCACAGAAATTATTAAACTCATCGGCAGCCACCATAACTTCGGCACAGCTATCGTCATTCTGCAGAGAGAAATCAAACAACTGCAGATCATCATCTTCTTCCTCTGAGTCATAGTGCATGGCAGCAAGGTCTGCAAGAAACTTTTCTTTTGAAGTCTTAGACGAGGAGAATGAATTATAACCTGCGGCCTTAAGCAGCTTAACAGGTATTTTAATTGACGATGATTTTCTCGTACCGGCCACCCCCATTAGCATTACATAGAGGTTAGGATTGATGCGAGAGTGTCCGAAGTTAAGATAGAAGTTCCTCCCAAGCCATGCGGAAAGGGAGGACATGATTGCCCATCTATGAAAACACTTGGGAGCTTCTGTCTCTTCAGTGTATTTAAGATAGGCGTCGATGAAGTTAGGTTGTTTTGGCATTCGGTTGCGTAAAGCCTCTTATAAAAAGCTCCATGTACCAATAATCCGTTGAAAGCAGAGGCTCATCAATGATCCCATTTCCCGTGTATGGGTCATAAATAATCTCGGACCCGAACGCTACAACGCAATGATAGCAATCGTATCTTGGAGATGGGCCAGATAGTATATACGGAAGTTGGTAACTTTCCAGGATAGCTTTATCGTCAACCCTCAGAGTTAGTGGATAAAGGCCTTTACTGCTTGCCCACTCCTTTAAATACTTTTCCCAGGCAGCATTGTCATCTCCGCAGTATTTGCCGAGATACGGGACATCATCAAGTGGGAGCTGAAGTAAATAACTTAAGCAGCATTGATGGCAATTACCAAACACCCCTTCGCTTGGATTATGTCTGATCTGCTTATGCTTAAACGTAGAAGGGAATTTATTCAACATCGCTCCATCTTTCTGCGGGTCCTTTAAGAGCTGCAGGGACTGTGAATTCTCTTGTTTTACCGTCATATCCTTTAACCTTTACTGGAATTTCCATCAAGTCTTTGACCTTAAGGGCAAGATGCTTGTGTCCCTTACGAGTAGCAAAGAAGATAGAGTCGTGAATCTGTGGGCCGAGTTTGAAGTTATGTGGATTAGGAAGGGCAACATCGTAGAACACTGCAACGTATGCCTTGTTAAGAGTCATTGCGTTAAGTGACTGCGGTGGGTGCGCAACGTAAGCGTTGAGGTCCAGCTTATTCTTGTCAGGCTGCCCAAAGCAATAACGAACCCAGCCTGCTGTTGTTGCTTGATACTCACAGGTATGGGTAGCTTTGCTCGTCAGTCTTGACGTAGCTAGAATCTCAGCCACTACTCCCGGATAATAAATCTTCTTGATTTCAGGATAAGTGTTGTGGAAAGTCCCAAGCAAATACCCTGCAATCTGTTTAGGATTAAAGCTTGGAGACAAGTTAAGCAGCTTCTGGGCTTCATAGATTTTCTGAAGGCCCATTGTATCTACAAGAACTGCCTCACCCATGTTGTAGTTAGCGCCATGGTTGACTCGCTTAGCCAGATCACGAAGCGCTTTATCTAGGGTTTTCTCTAGGTCGTCATCGTAAATCTTACTGTAGTGCACACCAAAGAAAGCACTAGCGTTAAGACTGTGGAAGTCTTGCCCGCCAGACACTGCTTTGATTAGAGCCTCACAGCCTGCAATGTGTGCAGTGTCTCTTGACTCAGCTTGCTCTAGGTCACACTCCCAGAACTCGAAGTCAGGGTCAGCAATATAAATCTGCTTAACTGTGACACCTCTCGTCTGATTCTGAATGTTGAAGCCTGTCCAGAAGTGATGCTCTTTAGATGCGAGTCTACCGCTATCTGTGCCATGCGGATTAAGTGAGAACAACAGGCGCCCACGGAACATCTTATCTGGCTGAAGATAGGTTGTGAGAGTCTTACGTTTCTTCCTGATCCCAAGGATTGTATCTAGGATTCTGTTGTTTAGAGGGTGTCTATAGGCTGCTTTCTTCAGAGTCTTTTCATCTGAAGCTTCAAGGTCTTTGCAGCCTAGGACATGGAGAAGCTTCTTAACTTGCAGAGGGGAGCTAGGATTGATTGGGACTCCACACATAGTTTGCAGAGACTTTACTTCTGCTTCCATCTGCTGCTCTAGGTCAGTTGCCGCTGCATCTAGCCGCTCCATATCTACTTTAATCCCACGCATCTCAGCCATATGACAAGGCGGAATCAATGGGAATTCTTGAAGATAATTAGTGCGGGCCCACTTAGGCATCTCATTAACCATAGCCATAAGAACAGCTACAGTTGACCATGTATCCTTTGCATTGTATAGGAGCTGGTCACGTAAGTCAGGTGACTGTGCCATGTCTTTCCAGTACATTGACTTACGTACAAAGAAAGCTTGCAGAGTAGCTAGGTCTTTAGGAAGCTCTGAATACCAGCAATGGAACATTGTTGCTGTGTCCCATATGTAGTTATGCAGTGGCGCATTCCAACGTGCAAGATAGCTAATGTCATACTTCCCGTTCTGCAGGATCTTAGCGCAACGTGACGAGTTAAGCTGCCGCATGATTGACAGATTAAACATCGGATCATCTGCCCCACGGAACAGCATCACGTAAGACTTACTTGTGTTTGTAGCTAGCCAGACAGGTGTGTATGAGATCATCGTAATGATGGGCTCACCCTCTATTAGAGCTGTCTCAATGTCAACGCCACAAATATCGCATGTCTCTAAGTCCTCTTTGGCAGTAAGATAATTGCTCGCAGATAGCTCTTCGTAATGGAAATCTGGAGGAGTTGGCCAAGCCTCTGGAGTTGTATGCTTGCTGATGTAACGACGATAGAGGAACTTACCGTAATTAACTTTGACTAGCCATTCGCATGGAGGAAGAATGACAACTTCAATGTCTGTGTCAGGAACTGTGAAGAAGCTCCCTGCATAGTTGTCTAGTGTGGGAGCCTTACGTTCCCCACGTTTGTTAAGGAGGGCTGCAAGGAGAGCAGGAGAGGACGTAATTACTTTAGTAGTCTCAGCTCTTTTGCAGAGATTTTTAAGCTCTGTAATGTAAGAGAGCTCACCGGTATATACAGCAACCGTGTGAGCTCCCATTACATCTTTAAGGCGCGGCACGAAGGGCTTATCTTGTGCAGTACCTATAAAGAGAAGTTTCATTTTATTCGAGGACTACCATTATACGGCAATCATAAGTGGTTATGATGCGAAGCCCGTCAATGCGAGACTCACGAATGGAAGTTTCAAACTGCAGCTCTTGCTTTGCGTATTGAATAAGGCAAGAGAAATCAGAGGCGTCCATGATTACAGCATTAGGGGCTATGTTGTGTTTAATTACAAAGTCCGCTGCTTGCTTTCTTATCTCATCCAGAATTGCTTTGACTCGATTGCTCATATGCTGCCTCCTCATCTTCATCCATCAGGTTATTGAGGTAACGATACTCTCTGATCCACATCTTATCCGCTTCAGATAGAGCACTGAAATCAATCTGAAGCAGTCTGTCGTACTTCTGTTGGTCGTTCTCTTGCCAGTCGCTTGCAGGCTGCTTAGCTGCCGCAGAGAACGCAGGATTGATTGCGCCTACTTCAGCCTTAATGGCTGCTGATTGCATTGTGCGATACACTGCAAGAGACGTAGGGGATGTTGGAGCCTGTCTTGCTTGCATAGCAACCCATTTAATCTGGGCAAGTGACAGGCTAACTCTGAACTTCTCTTCACGCTGACTCATAGCTGGCGGTCCTCTTTCTTGATAGTATCAACACAACGTTTACACAGCTTCTTCCCGCTGATTGTACGGGAACCAAGTAGCCCGCATTTATTTCCACAACCTTTGCAAATAAATGCTGGATAACTGGACGTCTTGCTTTCTGCAGTCTGCTGCCTGAAATTATGCAGCTGTTGCGGAGTCATCATGGTATAAAGCCCCGACGGCTTATTAGGCTATCGGGGCTGGACTTGATTAGTTTACAGTGATGTTCTTGATGTTCATGTACTCGGCGCCATTCTTCTTGCTCTTAGTGATGCTAGAAGTGACAGTGACTTCGAGGCCTTGTTCGTATTCCCCACCTTCTGCGAAGGCATTGCAGATAACGAGAAGGTTGCCGGTGCCGAAAGTCTGGGAAATATCCCGAAGAACTTTCTTAAGAGCGCCGCGGCCAAACTCACTATCCAAGAAGAACAGAGAGCTGCAGGAATCGCCAGCCTTGATAGGCTCTGCAGTGGGATCGCTAAGCTCAATGGACTCAATACCAACCATTGCGAATTCAACCGCAGGTTTGTTATTGATAACCTTCTTGCTGATCTTAAGCAGCGCAGTGTTGACGCCGGCCGGGAAGTTCTTAAACTCCGGCAAATCTTCCAGATCATCCAGATCCACGTCAAGCAGGGAGTCATCGAAAACGGTATCTTCAGACATTTTTCAGTTCACTTTCTTTATCAAACGCGAGTTGAGAGTAGTGTGCAATTTTCAACAAGTCAAGCAAGTCTTGCTCTTGTCTGGCATTGCTGCCATGTCTTGCTGCATAGCGACGGATGCTATGTAGCAATTGATCTGAGTTGCAAGTTGCAGCTAAGTCCTCACCTTTATCTCCGTACTGCGGAACAGTATACTCTTCGATGTGAGCAAGGACCTTAGCTGAAAATGCTAACCAGTCTTTCCCTCTTTCTGATATGGCGTTTTCTTGTGCCACGAGTTCTCCTTACGGTTACGTTTAGGGTTAGGGATGTTGAACGGCTGTTGGTGCGGATACTTGCTCATTGCCAAAGACTCCCGTGCATGTGTTTAAGGGTAGGAAGTTTCCACAGAGGATTTTCCTTGTGCAGTTTCTTGTACTTCTTATACTGCAAACTGTATTCATTTGAATAAGCCCGTCCCTTAACATCAAGAATCTTACGCAGCCGTTTAGCACGACGATGTGACATTATTCATCCCCTTGCTTCAGGAGAGAAGAAATCTTCTTCATCTCTTTACCTTCAAGGAACTGTTCGATCATGCTATCAATGTCAAAGTTAGCGATGAGCTCACTGTAAGCAGCGACAACCATTGCTGCACTGACTTGAGAGGCAAGATCTTTGTGCTTACCAAACTTGCCGCCGTAGTTATCAACAGCGAACTTGATTGCGTTAGCGAATGCAAGTCTTGCGAGGGGAGTGTCAGCATAGCCTTTAACCATAAGGGGCAGCTTGCCAGAGATCAATTTCGTAGCATGCTTGTTAGCAAGACGGCCAGCTTCCAGTTGAGCAGCGAGGATAGCAGCGTTCTTGTTGGTGTCAATAGCTTGAGCAACTTTGGTCATTTTGTTTTCCTTTACAGTGGGGGTAGCGGCGATTGTTACGGTTGGAGCATGGGCCTTCAGGTAGACAAGACGCCCGTTATCTTCTACAACAACCTTAATCTTCAGGCATTGTTGATAGTGTGTGTCTCCCGGATTAAGAATACTGTGATACGTGATCTTAGCATACAGCTTATGCTCACTATCAGCAGGAAGATAATGCAGCAGAGAGCCTTTCTTATCCTTAGGAATCCATCCTACTAGATAGCCACTAGCAGGATCAAATACCCCGATAGCCTCTGGGTCAAACGCATTATCATTAATGCGACGAAGAATAAGGTATTCACCGGGGGTAAGATCCCTAGCTAGTTTTCTGTACTGATGACTTAGCCCGGTTACGAAGTCCTCGAACAGAATTGTCTCTTTCTTTTCCGACATTAGCTGCTCTCCTTAAGTTACGTTTAACTGACAACAGCCCGAGAGCTGCACGTAGCAGGTATGTAATCTGCTGCTCTGTCTGTCTCTTCATTTCTTAAGCACTCCGCCTAATTGAAGTTTCTTAAGGCCGTTCAGAGCAGTTGCCCCCTGATCGAGAGGCTTAATAGTATCACGCTGGAAGATAGGCAGCAAGCTGTCCTCGACTTCAATATCTAAGCGTGATCCAGTAATTACGTTGGTCGCATACGTAGTTGACGAAGCAAAGATATGCTTTCTGTTCTTAAGCTCCGCATATACAACGTGATCATAATACTTTGCAGTGTTACGACTGAAAGTCGTTGTTCCCGCGACTGGCACCAGCTTCTTCTTGCCGTCCTCCATTTCAGTTTCAGTCTCATGAGTGATACAAACAACGTTATACTTTGCTTGCTGTATCTGACTGAGGAACTTATCCATGACAGTGCCCTGTCTTCGATAATCGTCCCATTCGTACTTGTAATCATCAGGCTTATCCTTCGTGATGAATGACATAGCACTGTTGGCGAGCTGAGTAAGGGAATCGAACACGACAATGCTACTCGTTGGGAGAGCGTTGAGCTCGACGGTAGTTGTCGCAGCACCAGCTTTCGTGCAGACAGGACAATTAACTTTTCCATGTTCTTCACAGATAGTTACCTTGTTACCTGTCACAACCTTAAGCAGAGTCTCGATTGCGATAGGGAACACACGTGAGTCCGGGATCGAGATTAACTCGATACGTTCTTGTTGCTCTTTAGGAAGCTTAAGCAATGTCTCGTACCCGTTCTCAAGATCGAAATATACGAGATCATATGCAGATGCTAGCTTACCCACTAGCTTAGTCTTACCAGTCTTGGGGCCGCCATAGACAAGAACACGACTGGTTTTATTCGCGGCCTTAGATGATAGTTTCATTGTTGAAAGGCCTTATTGATGTGAGCTTTAATTATGGCACAGTCGTCCTGCAGCTCTTGCGCAGTGCCCATTCCACAATCAGAATACTCACCGGATTCAATTGCAGTAGTGGCTACTTTAGTGTACATATCAATGAAGTCATTTGCTTCAGACGCCATTAAAGGGTTAAACTTATCCATAAGCAACGCCTTCACGATAGACGTCTTATCAAGTTCAATTGACTTAATGAGAGCAGTGAATTCATTGGTTTCGAGAGTGATAGTGTGGGCCACTTTAAATATCCTTTGCGAGTTGTGCTTCGATTAGGGCAGAGATAGGGACTTGGAACTGGAATGTTGTATGCTCTTTAAGTAGAGCTGCTTCTTCTTCTGCATTAAGCGCGCTTGTTAGCCGCTCTGTCGGGAGCGTACAAAGATTGAAATACTCACACTCTCTGAAGAAGTCAAGGCAAGACTCTCCGTGCATAGGATAGATGCCTGCTTCTTCGTACATCATGATCGTATCGCAATCCAACAACAGTTCCCGCAGCCACAAGGCACGAGACAGATAGCTCTTGTTAAAGAGCATAGGCTCAAACTCTCTAGCCTTTGTTTTATACGGGAGATACAGGACTTGATAAGAAGAGAGGTCCGGGCACAGATGATCGAGAACTACGCTGTAGCCAACTGCTTGTGCAGAGTTTTTATACTGCGCAGAATAGACAGTAGATGCGCTAGTTGTCTTGCATTCCAGTACCATGATTTCCCCTGTCTCTTTGTTACGTAAGACAGCATCCACAAACCCACGATATTTGAATCCGTTAGGGAGCAGGATGATGAAGGATAATTCAATGGCTGGCTTGCCTTCAAAGTACATAAGTTCCCATTCTTCTAGGAACCCTGTCTCTCTTAGGTCATGGAATTTTTGGAGAGCAAGGACTGCTAACCAGAAAGACTTAGCTTGCCGCGGATTATCTGCAAATAATTCAGGCTTCCATTCTAGGAAAGCTTTGAAGATTGCAGTATCTAGGCTGTCAGTCTCAAGAAGGGTAGCCACACCTACACCAACAGTATGGCCAAAAGAAAAGGTAACAGAGGAACTCATGTCCTCATCAAGATCAACCGCTGCATTAAGTTTCTGTAGTTGAAACTTTCTGGGGCAAGCGTGCAGCTGTAAGAGGCTGCTGTATGACAGGTTTTGTATTCTCAGGTCCATCTGGCTTATGACTCCTTAGGTAATCAAGTGCTTCAAGCTGCTGCTCTTTAGTGAATGTCCTTAGATGATGCACTAAGGTGTATGCACTAGCAAACCCTTGCCTGACTGCTACATGATTGAATAACTCAAGACTGACTTCATTTAGTGACTGGACTCTTGCAGGCGAAAAGAACTGCCTTGTGCTATCTTTTATGTCTGCATTGCGGTGCGTTAGAATCCATACTAGATAGGCTGAATCCAGTGATAGCAATTAGAAATCCTCCGCACTGACTCCGCTGGATTTAAGGATCGCATCCAGACGGGACTTAGCTGTGACTTTCTTCTCTTTAGCTGCAGGCATGATAGCTACTGCTGTGTGACGAGACAGGCCACGAACAATGATACCAATCTCTTCTTCGGACAGAAGGGTTACTTGCTCAGGATCTTTCTTAAGCTGCCCGTGGATAGTAGCTAGAAGAGAAGGCATGTTAGGGTGAGCGGACAGCAGTGCCTCTTCTAGCTCTGCCAGTTTAAGTTTAAGATCAACGTTAAGCTGGGACATTACAGGTCCTTTTTGATAATGTTACGCGCTGCATAATCTAGGGACAGCAGCAGTTCCCTTGTTGATTCTGTGTAGTGATATGTTATGCGCTTCTTACGCCATACCTCTACGTGAGTGTGGGGATCAAGCCATTTCTCTTTACTGACTGCGCGAAGGATACGCTGCCAGCGAGTTGACTTTGGGACGTTAATGACAACGTATCCATTTTGTTTTAATGCTAGCCAGAACGGCTGATACATTCTCATTTGAAACTCTCTTCTAAATCTACATAATAAAACACCCCCAATTAAGGGGGTGCTATGGTTATGCGGACTCTCTAAAGATTAGAAGTCATCCTTGGTAACGACTTCAGCTTCCAGCAGAGCATCCAGCTTCTTGTTCAGGTATTCCAGCACATCCACGTAGTTAGCTGCGGACGGAGCCTTTTCAAGGTAAACAACAAGCTGACCTTGCAGAATGCGAAGGGCTTCCTTATCAGCGGCAACGTTAGAGAACTTAAGCAGGAAGGTAGCGACAGCCTTCTTGATACGATCTTCAGTCTTGCCAGTGATTTCAGGCATGGTAGCCAGATAATCTTCAGCGAAGTCAGCCCACTGTTCCTTGCTAATACCACGGGACTTACGTTCAGCTTCCGGAGCGGTTGCCAGCTTAACCCAGTCAAGGTCGCCAAGCGGGAAGTTAGCGCTGGTAAGCGAGGTGTTTTGCTTAGCCAGTTCGCAGGCTTGCTCGTACAGGAAGCCAAAGATAACTTCATCGACCTGATCTGCAGACTTGATAACTTCTTGCGTAGCATCTTCTTGGCTAGCCGCAACGAACAGATCAATGATTGCTTGACGAGTCGGGACAGACAGGTTAATGTCAATCTTCTCGCGAGTAGTGTAAGTCGGCTTACCGTCGGCGCCGTTGATTGCGTTACCCTTGTCGTCCTTATTCTTAACAGCACGGAAGTTAATAGTTGCGGACTTGATTTGGGTTTCGAGTGCGAAGGTCATTTTGTTTTCCTAGGATTTAAAAAGGATTGGGGCATTAAGCTCGCTGCCCCCAAGCGAGAAACTGTATTATGCCTGAAATGGACTTAGCTAGCAAGGCCCCACAGGACTGTTAGGATAACGATTGTGTAACACAGCCAGAATGTCCTTGATTTCATGATTTACCAAGTCCAATTGAACTTTTGCGTGTGTTATTGCTGATTCAGGGTGGAGATGCAGCAGTCCTCTGTTAAGTAGCATTACATCATTGCTAGTGCCATTCCACCTAATGACATAATGCAGTTCAGGGGCTGCTGGGCATGTTACGTAACACTTAATATTTGCTGGAGGCGGATCTTTTAATGGCTTAGGAAACATCCCTGGGCCTAGCCACGTCAAGCTCTCTGGCTTAAATGTGTCAAGAGTGCCGACGAAACTTACCTCTCCTTCAATATAAGACGTAACTTGAAGTTTTACCTTCGTATCCTTAGAATATAGAGTATCTCCTGAATATACAGGCTCAGTCTCTACCCAACACAGCGGACGCAACCTATAACTTTGCTGTAATTCAGTAGGAGTTACACTCTTCTCGCTTCCATCAGGAAATACCACTACGGCAAGCTTCGGTGATTTATAGACTACAGTTGTTTCAAACCCTGCAATGGAAATTAGCAAATCCCCTACACTCAACGTTGAGAAGTTAGCGTGGCGCAGTTTATAGTAGCGCATATCATTCTTCCTCATTAAGAGACTCGAGAATAGCTTCAAACATCTCCTTCTCTTCATCTCCCATAATGAATCTAGCAATGTCTCCATCAGCTGCAGGATAGATTTCCCAGTACATGCTATCCATGCAGCCAAGAGAAGAGTTAATGTCCAGATACACTGAGACAGTTTTCTTTTTATCTGGGAGTCTTGCTATGAAACGTGCAGCTGCACCTCCGAAGGGATATATAAGTTTGACCTCCAATTCAGGAGGAAACTTAATGTAAGGGATGAATACGATAGCTTCTCGAAAGCCTCGCTTATAGTCAAGCGTAGATTGCGTAACTAATTCAGCTACAGAAGGATTAGTGCTGAGGGACTTAATAGCCATGATTATTCTCCAATGAAATTACGGATCTTTTCTTCCAGAGTATTGCCGGGGATGCGTTGATTGTTTATCCCCTTAACGAAGGTATCGGATTCACAGACAATATACAGTTCCTCCTTAGCTCTAGTTACTGCGGTGTAAAGAAGCTCACGAGATAACATTGTTGCATGGGATTGGTGCAAGATTAGATACACCTTGCGCCATTCGCTGCCTTGTGATTTATGTACAGTAATGCTGTAGCCTAAGAGAGTGGCATTGATTTCTGCTGCACTGTCCAAGGAAATCTCTTCGTCTGAATTCTCCAAGCGGAGTTTAATGGAGTGAGATGCTGCTGCTTTACGCTCTTCCTTATCTGCTGTCAGTGCTGACAGAATGCTATCTACATCTTCTACTGTATCTTCCCAATGCACTTTTTCGTTAGATAGAGTATCCCCCCAGTAATCTAGCTTATCGCTAGCGGGCTGCGGCCTCTTCCCAGCATAAGATCCGTTATGCACAATATCTGTAACGATGGCATCTTCCTTGTTGTAGAGGACCCTCTCACCGATGCGGAAATAGTGCTTATTGAATCCCGCTATGACTTCATGAACTACTGCGCCTTCTTTGCGGGCAATGTGAGTAGCTATGTGTCTGTTAATCTCTAGGGTTCCTAATCCTTTGTTGAATGGGATAAGGACTGTTGAGTCTGTGAAGTTAAGCAGCCCTGCATCGTATTGCTTAATGAGAAATGCTGCCATGCGTGGAGTTATATCTTCTGCTCGCAGTTTCTTCTCAATAACTCTGATGTGCAGCTTATCGTTAGCTAGTGTCTTGAGTTCTTGAGAGGGGATAACTTTACCTGATAGAATCCTGTGGGCAAGGGAAATAATCGGGCTGTCTAGTGCTTGACGATAGACGTGGGTTAGCTCAACTAGAGGAAGCTCTCTCATCTTGTAACCAAGCACTGCCTTACCGAATACTGGCGGCAGCTGTTGAATATCCCCAAGGTAAATACACATAACTCCGGGGGGCAATGCGTCAATGATTTGCTGGTGAATATCTGTTCCTATCATTGAAGCCTCTTCAAAGACTACTACACGAATATTATGAGAGATAAAGCGCAGTGCATTACGAGACGCTTCAAATCTCATAGTGCTACGCATTCCTCCAGTAGCCTCATCAACTATGTCATAATAGACAGGGCCGTATTCTAGTGCAGCATGAAGTGTTACGCAGTTAGCTTGTAGATCTACTGGGAGATTCTTACGGATGTTAGCTACTGCTCTCCTTGTGTAAGAGCAAATCATAATTCCCGGATGACCTTGCGCTGCCTTTAGATGCTTATGGGAAGCTACATCCTCCATTGTAGGCAATGCGCAAGTCTGAATGAGTCCTGTTAGGACTGCTTTCATTGTTGTTGTCTTACCTGTACCAGCTGCTCCGATAAGGACACAAGAGCGTAAGGCTTGTGCCATTTGGATGATAGCTAATTGCTGCTCGTTATAGATGATTCCTTGGCTATCTGTTGTTGAGATAGCGTTTTGAACAGCTTGTGAGATTGTTGTCGCAGTAGCTGTCATTGCCGGCTGCGCTTCTGCTGCTGCTGCTGCTTGCTGCGCTGCTACTCTTGCCTTGGCTTTGGCAATTAGTGCCATTAGATTTGCCATTATTTAGTGTCCTCTCTATCTGCGAATATTCCGTATTGTGCATAGCAAGTGCAGTATCCACAAGGAATCAGGTCTGTTGCATCTAATGGAGCGTATTCCCAAGAATACAGTATTCTAGTGTCTCCATTATCAGAGGCCACCATTCTGGAGAATTCACCTCCAGTTGTGAATAGGCACTCAGTCATTTTTAGTTCCAATCAATACGTAATTATGAAGTCCTGTATTCTTGTAACATTCCCTGAAGGATAGCTTATACAGCTCTTGGCGACCTTGCTGCAAATCAGAGAGTAGCTTGCCGCGAGGGGTAAGGAATACGGGAAGGTATAGCTTATCCCTGTGGACGATGATATTAGGGAGCAGGTTATTTGCTGATAGTTTAGCAAAGATATAACCTGCTGACCACTTAAGCAATTCAGTGTTGAAGTGCTGTTGGTATTCTTCAGGGATAGACTCTACATGCTCAACTGTCGTTACATAGTGCAGGAGCTTAGAGAGCGATTGTTGCGGATTACGAAGGGTGAAGCTAGTGGAATGATTCATGACAGTTTCCTTTTTTAATTAACGTATTGATTTTGCCCAGCTTTGATCTTCTACCATCTCTTCTAGGACAGAGAGACAGAATGCCAAAAGCCTGCGTCGAGCTGCTCCGTAGATAGTCTTAGGGTGCCACATAAGGCTTGATCCATTGTAAATGAAATAGGCATTTTTGTTTATTGATTTTAAATATGCTGGGGATTTGATAGGGAAATTATAATCCCCCGTGTATTCAGGCCAGATTTTAAATAGCGCATGGAGCAGTATAATTTCTGCTCCGGTAAATAGATCAATCTCATTACAGATGCCTGCCATGGCTGTGTTTGGATTGATATCCATTAATTGTCTGTATAGGCTTTGTACAGTTTTAGTAGTTAGTATTGGAAGTTCAGGTGAGTCACTCTCGTAGTAGGCGTTGAGAAGCGTGAGTGTGTTAGACATTTTAGTTTCCTTATTCTTCGATAACAAGGTGGGTAAGGGAGTCTTTGAATGTACCCTCGCTAGTTTCAAGACAGAGGTGATAAGTTTCTAAGTTCTGCACTGTGCCGAACTCAGGATTACGTAAATGACACTCAATATCCCCAGAGGTTAAGAGCGTTGATTGCAGAAGTTCTATTAGGCCAGAGAGCTTCATGTTAGTGATCTCCGTATTGGCAAGGAGGGAACTCAAAGTGAATAGAATCGTACCCAAGGTAGTTGATGACGTAGTTAGTATATGCAAAATCTGCAGCACACATATCAACGGTGTCAATGAGATTGCCAAAGCCATCATCTTTGCCATAATCCCAGCTGCGGACTATTTGAGGGAAGTCATAATGACTTCTTGCAATAAGATCGCACAGTTCAAGTTTAGTGTAAGGGAACATTTTAGTCTTGCGCCTTAAGCCATGCTGCTTTAGCAGCCATATAAAGAAGCAATGAAGAGTATTCACTGCGGACAGGTGCCGGTTTAGTCTTTAGGGATTCTGCTGACTCTTGCAGAATATCCGCTAATTGACTGGCTTTATCATCTTTAACTGAGAAGTCCTCCAATGTATATCCAAAGTTCTCTTGCTTTCTTTGGATAGCTGATCGGACAATTTCAATTATATTGAATTCTTGCCCGTAATCCATTGGGAGATTCTCTTCCAGATGCACAAGGAGTTCTCTGTAGTCTGCCATTGGATAACTGATAAGGTCTAGCTTGGGATCTGCTGCCTTGGCTATTAGCTCTTTCCAGTATTCTGACAGGGTCGTTTGCTTGTAGGTTAGTGGATGAGTGATTTGGAAAGTAGGGAATTCCGCTACTTTAGCTGCCCATTCACTAATTACACGGGAGCGATTACGCACTATGGGATTGTGAAGTGCTCGCTGAAGTCTATCCAAATTGACTTTGTGGAGTGCTTCATTATCCTTACGAGTCCGTTCTCCACAGTATTCCTCATAGGCTTCTGTCCAAATAGTTACACAGGAGCCTATCTGTTGATTACGAGAGGATATGCAGATTTTAGGGAATACTGCCTTAGACTCAAATGCTCCCCTAAATATGAGTTGAGCTAACGGGTGCATTAGCGCTTCCTCAAATTGGGATAGCTTAGGGGTCAGTGTTAGGGGGCTGTCAAAGATAGTCTGTCCTGTACGTTTGAGAAGAGCGCAGAATAGCAGGTGCGTTTCTTCGGGAGATGTTTTGTTATCTTCCCACTGTGAAAGCAAAGCTACTAATTTCTTGGATGGAACAGAAAATACAGGATGCTCCATACCTATTCCTGTGCAGGATAGATAGGAAACCTGTATTTTGAGTCCGCTTATCGAGCAGAAATATGTGGCCATTTAATTATTGCTCCCTAGACTCTAATGTAGCGATTGCCCAGTTTAGCAGTTCCCAACGCAACTTGCCGTATGTTGTCCTACGGTCCCACATATTTATAGTATAAAAATATCCGTCAAATGGATCATTGGGGTATTTAGGATGCGGAACGGGAAAGTTTATGCTACCTGAATATTTAGGCCATTGGCTAGCTAATTTTATAAAGTCGTTCTTAAGCCCCTTGTATTTAAGATTAGCACATATTCCATGCTGCTTCTTTATCTTGGAAGGATTGTTTCTAAGATTACGGAGTTCATCTAGTAATGACATGCTTACATCTCCTGATTGGCCATCCAGAAATAATAGAGCATTTCCAGTCTGTAATTGAATAGTTTTTGGCTGTAATGATCTGCTGTCGTTTTATGCATTCCATTGAATCCCCCATCATGGGGGTTAGCCTTGCTGAATGCTTCATACTCTTCGGCAATTCGCGTTTCTATTTTGTCCGTAATGAACAACGGAGCAGGAATGTCTCCGTACATTTTATCTATTGTGTAGCATGTGTTATATCTAAGTTCTCTACAGCTAAATTGGCCCGGTATCAAATATGCAATCGTATCTGCTACAATCTTTTGAATAGGGTAAGACATGATTTATGTTTCCTT